GACCGTGACGCGCACATGGCCGAGTGCGCCATCAAGATCCTCGCCGGCATGGAAGCCGGCTTCGGCAGCTTTGCCAGCATCGCCGGCATCTCGGTGATCAACGGCAAGCCGGGATTCGGCGCCAACCTGCTGGCGCAGGCGATCAAGCGCCACCCGCTCTACGACTACCGCGTCCTTGAGAAGACCGATCAGGTCTGCCGCATCAAGTTCCTCGCCGGCAAGGAAGAACTCGGGATCGAGACGTTCACCATCCAGATGGCCGAACGCGCCAACCTGATCGGCAAAGGCGGCCCGTGGAAGCAGTATCCCGAGGCCATGCTGTTCGCCCGGTGCCTGTCGGCCGGCATGCGCACCCACTGCCCTGATGCCCTCGGCGGCGCCCCGGCCTACACGCCCGAGGAACTCGGTGCACAGGGTCAGATCGATGAAAACGGCGTGGTCGTCGCCACCGTCACCGAGGCCCCGCGTCCGGCGCCCCGGATGCTGACCACCACCGAAGACCTCACCGCCGGTGCCCTCCGTGCCTGCGAAGCCCGTGGCCTGACGCCTGCTGGGCTGGTGGCGATGGTGCAGGAGCTGAGCAACGGCGAGGCCATCGAGCTAGCCCAGCTGCCGCGCAACATCCTGGCCCGTCTGGCGAAGTCAGGCATCAGCCCCGAGTCCACCGACCGGTGGAACGCTGCCGGTGAAGCGCTGACCGAACCGGCCGAGGATCCCGACGACCTGCCGGCCGCCTGGACTGACGCCGAGCCGGTTACGGCTTGATTGCACACGGTCCCGGTACCCACCGGGGCCACCAACACACTGCACGCAACACCTGACCATGCACGATCTCGAACGTCAAGTTCTCCGCGCCAGCCAGCACCGCTTCATCGGTCGGCTCACCCGTGACCCCGAACTCCGCACCCTGCAATCCGGCAAGTCCGTCTGCAACGTCCGCATCCTGGTGAACAGGCCTGGCGCCAAGCGCGACGACGGGCAGGAACCCGACGGCTTCAAGTTGGAGCTCTGGAACGAGCTAGCCCTGTCGTTCGTTGACGCCCATCGCAAGGGTGACCTGTGCGACGTGTGGGGCCGCGTCAAGAGCGAGAGCTGGCAGGACCGCACCACCGGCGAGGCCCGCACCGGTCTGGTGGTGATGGTGGACAGCTGGCAGCCCATGGGCCAGGCCCAGCCTGCGCCTGTACGGCCTGTGCAGGCTGCAGCACCTGCGGCAGGAGCAGCGGTGTGGGAAAGCAGCGTTGAAACAGATGAGGTGCCGTTCTGATGGACATCGACACGATTCGCCGCGATCTGGAGCGGCTTCTGACGATCACCGCCGAACGTCATCAGCAGCTGGACATGCGCGAGCAGGAGCTGGCTGCCGCGATGGAGTTGCTGACGATCGATCCTGCCGTGGTCAGCGCCTACGAGCAGGGCCAGGCCGATGCCTACCAGCGGGTGCAGCAACTGATTGAGATGCAGCTGCAGCACCTGGCACCACAAAGCGCCACCCGCACGATCCTGCGCCATCTCAGCCGGATGGTGGAGGAACGGCATGCCTAGCACTCTCCAGCGCTACCGCGAGTTCATCGCCTCCAAGGGCACCAGCGCCGGCACGCATGGTTTCACGCCCCGCCATCGCTGGAATCTGTTCCGGCACCAGGAACGCACGCTGGAGTTCGCTTGTGAGAAGGGCCGCGCTGCCGCCTTCCTGGATACCGGCCTGGGCAAGTCCCGCGTTGAGGCCGCTGCTGCTGCTGAGTTCATGGATGCCAGCGGCAAGCCGTCGCTGATCCTGACGCCGCTGGCGGTCGCCAGCCAGATGCAGCGCGAGTGCGCCGCGATCGGCATCGAAGCCCGCATCATCCGCGAGCAGTCGGACGTGTGGTCTGGCGTCAACATCGCCAACTACGAACGGCTCCCGAAGCTGGATCCCGCCGCCTTCGGTGGCGTCGTGCTGGATGAGTCCAGCATCCTCAAGAGCTTCTCGGGCCCGACGAAGCGGATGCTGTGCGAGACCTTCAGCGCCACGCCCTACCGGCTGGCGGCCACGGCCACGCCCGCGCCGAACGATCACATGGAGCTGGGCAATCACTCCGAGTTCCTCGGACATCTGGGAAGCATGGAGATGCTGTGCCGGTGGTTCATCAATGACACCAGCACCGCCAGCCAGGACTGGCGCCTGAAGGGTCACGCGCAGGCGGACTTCTGGCGCTGGGTCAGCAGCTGGTCCCGCACCTCCACGCTGCCGTCTGATCTGGGCGGTGACGATGACGGATTCGTGCTGCCGCCGCTGCGGTACGAGCTGCATACCATCACCGCCGACATCACGCAGGACGTACCGGACGGGATGCTGTTCAGGATCCCCGATGGCAGCGCCACCACCATCCACCGTGAGAAGCGCCTCACGATGGAAGATCGCGTGGCCCGTGCTGCCGAGCTGGCGAATGCTGCCACCGGTGCCGTCATCGTCTGGTGCGAGACGAACGATGAGTCGGCGGCACTGGCAGCATCCATCCCTGACGCGGTGGAGGTGCATGGCTCCATGCCGCTGGATGAGAAAGTCGCCGCGCTCGACAGCTTCACCTTCGGTCAGCGCCGGGTGATCGTCTCCAAGCCAAAGCTTGCGGGCCTGGGCCTGAACTGGCAGCACGCAAGCACCGTGATTTTCGCCAGTGTCAGCCACAGCTATGAGCAGCACTACCAGGCTGTCCGGCGTGCGTGGCGGTTTGGGCAGACGCAGCCGGTGACGTGTCACGTCATCATCAGCGACACCGAAACCGCGATCTGGAACAACGTCCAGCGCAAGGCTGCAGACCATGCACGGATGAAGCGTGCGATGGCTGAAGCGATGAATGGCTACCAACAACAAGCGACGAAGAAGGCATACACCAGGACCGCCACCGTTCAACTCCCCAACTTCCTCACCGCATGAAACCCGACTACCAAGGCGACAAATGGGCCGTGTATGTGGCCGACTGCATTGAGATCATGAATGGCCTGCCTGAGGGACTGATAGATCTGTCGATCTTCTCGCCGCCATTCTCTGATCTGTTTGTTTACAGCGACAGCGAACGCGACATGGGCAACTGCGGCAGCCATGCCGAGTTCATGGAGCACTACGCCTACTTTGCGCAGGCGTTGTTCCGTGCGATGAAGCCCGGTCGCATCGCCTGCGTGCATTGCTCCGATCTGCCGGCCCGCAAGAGCAAGGACGGATTCATCGGCCTGCATGACTTTGGCGGCGACCTGATCCGCGCCCACCAGGACGCCGGCTGGGTGTACCACGCCCGCTGCACGATCTGGAAGGATCCAGTGATTGAGATGCAGCGCACCAAGGCATTGGGCCTGCTCTACAAGCAGCTGAAGAAGGACAGCGCCCGTAGCCGAGTCGGCATGCCGGACTATGTGCTGTTCTTCCGTAAGGACCAGGAGAACCCGGACCCGATCACGCACACGCCTGACGATCTGCCGGTGAGCATGTGGCAGGAGCTGGCCAGCCCGGTGTGGATGCAGGTGAACCAGACGAAGGTGCTGAATGGCCGTCAGGCGAAGGGCGAGCAGGACGAACGGCACATCTGCCCATTGCAGCTGGACGTGATTGAGCGCTGCATCACCCTTTACAGCAACCCCGGCGATCTGGTGCTGGATCCGTTCAACGGCATCGGCAGTACCGGCTATCAGGCCGTGAAGATGGGCCGCCGCTACATCGGCGTGGAGCTGAAGCCGGAGTACGCCCGGCAGGCGGCACGGTTCCTGCAGCAGGCCGAGGGCCAGAGCGCGACGCTGTTTGACGTGGTGGGTGCTGCCTGATGGACAACACCCTGACCGGCCGCTGCATGGTGGCCTACACCGAAGCCGCACCCGGCACCGTCTGTAACCGCTTTGGCATCCGCGTCGTGATCGAGCACCTGGCCGCAGAGCTCACCGTGATGGGCCACATCGAAGCCGGCCGCAGCCTGCTGGCCCAGCTGAATGCGCAAGTGATCCCGCTGCGGCGGCAACCTGCCCCAGCAGCGCCCGAGCCATGACGCCCTGGTGGGTCACCGTCCGCCTTGACCCGACGCGCACGCGCGACGATCTGATTCAAGCCCGCAGCCAGTGGTCTGCCGGTTGGCTGTACCGGGTGCTGCACCCGGATGCTGAGGTGCTGCTGGTCAGGCCGGCGCGGTGAGTGAGGCCCCGAAGGGCCCCTACCACCACACAGGGACACGAGGTCACGGTGTCGGCAGCAGGGCCACCACAGCCCTGCGCTGCCGGCAGCGTACTGCCCCTGCCCTGCGTCGCGATGGTGTTTCCGTTGCAACCCTGCAACAGATGGCCTATAATGCTGTGCATGGGGCGGACGTGAGCACCCCGGCGCAAGCCAAGAGGAGCCCACCCCGGGAACAGTCAAACGACCGGGTTACCGAGACGAGACCGAGCGGGTGCAAGGCCCGCAAAACATTCCCGCCCGCCGTCGAGCCTGAGCGCTCCGGCCGGCATCACCACACACCACCATGACTTCAGCTACTTGCCTGCTGGCGTGGACGCTGGCATTCCTGATCGCGCCCGTCCTCTTTATCGCCTGGTGCCTTGAGACCCCTGGAGACCGCGCTCGCCGCTGGCGCCGTCAGGGGCTCACGCAACAGGCCATTGCCACCCGGCTGGGTTGCTCCCGCACCACCGTCCGGCGGCTGCTGGCCTGATCCGCAGAAAAGCCCCTCCAGCGCTGCCCAGAGGGGTGGCACCCACCTCCCGAGCTTGCCGCTTGCATCCCGTGGTTGCTGTTCCGCAACGGAACCGGCTATAGTCAGCGCAGCCACCACCCACCACCTGCCATGCCTGACGACGATTGGGACTGGGACAGCGACGATTTCCAGCCCGAACCCGACACCGACAGCGATGCCGCCGACTGGGATCGGCACGAGTCACTGTCACCTGCTGATCGCAATCCTTCGCTTTGCCGTCAATGACACCCACGCCGATCTCCGAAAGCATGCCCACCGCTGATGACCGCGACCTGCAGGGCCGTGTCTGGTGGGGCCTACCCAAGCGCAACGATCCCGAAACCGGCGAGCGCTACAGCGCCAGCTGGAATCTGCGCGAGACGCCCTACGACGGCACGACCGAATGGCTGCCGGCCCATGCGCTGCCGGCTGCGCACTTCGCTGACGAACTGGACACCTACCGCGAGGCCGCATGAGCACCTCACTTTTCGCCCTCACCTCCGAAGCCACACTGCTGGCCGCCCGCATCAACGACACCGCTGAGCGGCTGTTCTCCGATGATCCCGCCGACGTGGCAGCCGCTACCGAGGCCCTTGAGCAGCTGATCACCGCTGAGGCCAGCAACAAGCAGGCCCTGACCGCCAAGGCTGACGCTTGGTGCTGGGTGATCGACAACCTGCGCAGCCAAGCTGATGCACGCCGCGAGCATGCCAAGCGGCTGGCGGAGCTGGCCGACGAAGCTGAGCACCGCGCACAGGCCTTGCAGGATCAGCTGATCGCTGCACTGTCCTACGTCGATCCTGATGCCACGAAGTGGGATCTGCCTGAGCACAAGCTCACCAGCCGCCGCAGCAGTGCCGTTGAGATTGACCCGGACCTGCTACCCCAAGACCTGCCCGAGCAGTTTCAGCGGGTCAAGACCACCATCAGCGCCGATCGCATCGCCCTTGCCGCTGCCCTCAAGGCCGGCGCCACCGTCACCGGCTGCACGCTCACATCCCGCCGTTCCTGGACCATCAAATGAGCACCACCACCAACGCCCCATTGCTTGCCGATCTTCCTGTGGCCGAAGGCGCCTTAGCCGATGAGGTTCTGCAGGCTGCTCGCCTTGTTCTTGAGCAGAATCCGTTTCGGGTATACACCGGGACCGATCCATGGGCAGGTTGCGGCATCAAAAACCCACCGCTGCTCACCCTGCTGGATCAGCTGATTGGCGCCTGCGAGCCGCTTACTGCTGCCATCGCTGACAACGCCTGGGACGACTGCCTGCCGATCCCGGCTGATGGTGCCAAGCGCCTGGCGGAAAACCTGCACCGCCTTGCGGATGTAATCACAACCGCCGCCGTTGCAACGGATGCCGTTTGACCCATGCACTACCGCGTCATCTACACCTCAGCTCATCAAGATCATGGAATCATCCACACGACTGACTGGATCTGTCCTGAAGGTTTCGACGAATGGAAAGCCCGTCGATCATTCCGCGAACGGTTCCCCTCAGCTGCCATTATTCAGCTCCGGCTATGCCAGCTTTCGTAGGCCTGTTGCTTTGGGCATTGATGCCGGCCATACAGCGCGGCGTCATCGGGAACTGGACGCCCGCTACCGGATCCACCGGCACACTCAAGCTGTTGCCAAGACCCAGACCCGTAGCCGAGCCGTAGGCAACCTGCTGCTGGTGGCTTTTACGTTGCTGGGCATTGGCATGGCAGCTTATGCGCTGCGAGTGGATCAGGACCAGCAGCAGCAATGGGAGCGGATCCGCTGATGGCATTCCGTCACCCGATCCCATCAGATGAGCCATCGCATTTTGGCGAGGGCATCACGCGCACCAGTGACCCGAAGGCCAAGCTATGGCCGGTCACGGTCACGTTTCCCGGCACCCGGCCGCTGTTGACCACCATCCGTGCGGTGAGTGCCAACCAGGCTGAGGAGTTTGCCCGTAATCGCCACCCATCTGCCCGCACTGTTGCCGTCGCAAGGAAACCGCAATGAGCCCCACCGACACCGAGCTTGAGGTGCTGTTCCGTAGCTGGTGGTCAGCTGCGGGCTATTCCGCACCACCAGGCCCGCATGCCTTGATGACCCATCTGGGCTGGGCACGTTGGCTGCTGGAGCAGCAGGGCCAGCAACACCGCGAGGTACAGCGATGACCCCTGAACTCCGCCAGGCCCTCGCCCGCGTCGCCACCCGCCGAGCCCACGAGTACGGCGGCGAAGCTGTGGCGTTAGAGAAGCACGCCGAAGCCATCAAGCACAACGACTGGGACGCTGGGATCGCGACCCAAGC